GAAGAAGATTTTACTTGCTTTCATTACGGTACTTGCTATTAGCGGTACCGCTGAGGCAAGAAATCAATATTCAAACGGAGCAACAGAGCCTAATCTATTAGACTCTATTCTCGGTACTCCTAATGGAAACTGGAGCGTAATGCCTAGACTCCACGGTCGTGCCAGACTTGCTTCGAGACACCATAACACCCATATGGCAGGACGAGGAAGAAACGCTGGTGCTTCGGCATCAATCGTTGCATATGGAAGAATGCTTCAACATTCTGGTTTCCGTGTGTCGGAACATCCTGCTTTTGGAGGAGTCCATCATGTTCATCATGGTTGGGCTCATTATGCTGGTCGAGCAATCGATATCAACATAGGTCGTGGTGTAAGAGAGGCTTCTAATCGTTCGACAAGATCGAGGTTTGATGCCTTGGCTGCAAGAGCTAGAGCGGCAGGTTATACTGTCCTTTGGAAGGTAGCAGGTCACTTTGACCATATACATTTACAGAAATAAAACAAAAAAGAAGGGCGGGATTTTTCCCGCCCTTTTCATTTAGACCTTTGGAATAGTTATCTCAATTCTGGGTCCCCATCCATTGTCACCCAAAGCCTGATTGGATGAAAATGGCCAGACTATAGCCTTATCAGGCACTGTCTTGGTATGAAACTGTCTCCAGACATTATACCAATCACCTTCAATCTTTTTAAGATTTTCCAGTTCATTACGATCAGCATCAAGCCTTTCGAGAACTGTCCCATCATTCATTTCGAATGACACAACCCAGCCGTCCCAATCCACATCAGGAATGCTTTTCTTGTAAACATCGAGGCAGTGCCTAAAGATGTTGACGAAAGAATCATTATAAGACTCCTGAGTAGAGTAAAGTGGATTTGGCGGGTCAAAATAGCTGATGGTATATTGTTGCACGGCTCGATCCTTAAATCTTATGCCTGCATACTTTTCATAATCATCTTTTGTTCTTACTTCACCAAAACCATACTTACCAAAATCATCGGCTTGTGTTGAACCATCCACATTCAACAGTGACTTGGCTCTCTTTAGAGAATATACATTTAAAGATTCCCACTTCTTATTTTCATCCCAGTGACGAATACGACCCTTACGAGTATACTCATGCCAAGCAATGATTTGATTTGGAATGAATAGATCGTAACCATGAGTGTAAGCACGGACCGCTAACGTGATTTCTTCACCATGGAAATATAGATTTGGATCGTATGGTACTTCTCTATTAAACTCACCTAGTGTAAATACAAAGTGAGCGGAGAAGAACCTAGTCGGCACTGGTTTTGTTCTGCTTTCCCAATTCTCTAGAACTGCGGGAAGCATAAAGATTACTCCTTCAGGAGTGAAGCGGTCGAAATTCAATTTCCAGATTTCTCTGACTCTTTCTTGAGGATCATTTTCTGGATTGTAAGAAGGTAGATATGCAGTCAAAAGAGGCTTCTTGTATCCTTCATTTTGCAACTGTGTAATCATGTTCTTACACTTAGTATCCCAACTCTTTACAAATCGATGGTGTGAATCCAACTGTAAAGTATATTGTTCGTCGGTATATTTCTCTTGGATTAGACTTCTAGCCCAGCATGTTCCATCAGATTCATTATGTGGAATGTCGATTACGTGGAATCTACTGTCGTTGGAAAACTCCTCAAGTGTGTCCCAATCATCTTCTGCCGAGTGCTGCCAAGCGATACTGAATACCAGATTTTCCGGCTTATCGGCTCTCTTTATACAATCTCTAATTGTAGGAAGAAGTTCGGGATCACGATAAGAAGCAATAGAAATAAAAATTTTTTCATTAGCGGTCATTCTTTTTCACCTCACATAAATAGTATGAATCATACTGCTATTATATAGTAGACTTGTGGAGACTTACAATGGTAAAATTAGTGACACCTTTCTTAGAAATTTTAAGAATATCAGAAGAAAGATTGAATGTCTGTAGATCGTGTGAACATTTTGAAGAAGTGACTAGCCGCTGTAAAAAGTGCGGTTGTTTCATGGAATTCAAGACAAGAATACCATTTGCAGAATGCCCTATAGGAAAATGGGGAAAGATGAACAACAAAGATGAGGATGAACAAGATGTATAGAACATTCGATATCAAAGAATACTGGCCTCAGCCAAAACCTGGCGAACTTATTCAACACGAATATTATAATCCTGCCGATCAAAAGATTATCGGTAATGTTTTCTATACAAAGCCAAACGACCGTTATGTGTATCAAGAAGACTATCATGGTGGTGAGTGGAAAGCAACATGGGTTATGGACTACAATCATCCAAATGGTGTGATGGAGTTGGTTGATATCTATCCTGCCAAAAAGTATCAGTTCTGGACAAAGTATAGAACAACTGCCTTTGTTGCAGGTAAAGAAATACCATGGGGTAAAGTCCAGAAGGTCGGTGACATAATTGATCAGGAACTTCAAATCTCTCTAGTCAAGTCTACGCCATTCATTTGGCCAGAAAAGGGTCGTCAGGTCGTGAACTTCGTTGCTCACCATGAAACATTTGATGTTGGCAATACTGTTTATAAGGACGTTTTGGAAATCGCATATGACCAGACATTTGGTAAGATGACTGCCGGTGCTAGATCATTCCAAGCCAAAGGAATTGGAATCGTTCAAATGCAGTGGCGTGGTTTTGGAAAAGATGTGGGAACTCCTATGCCAGCGGTGTCAAAGACTGGTATCGGAACCGTAACGGAAGACAAGAAGATAGTTTGGTATTGACTTCCTGAGCCACCTGTGATATATTATGAGAATGCGAAAGATCAATAAAGACATTCTCCATACTCTGGAAAAGATAGCGGCAGCTAATCCGAACCCCACGGAAAAGTTTGCCGCTGCTGTCGTTTGGAATAACAAAATCATTTCCATTGGAATGAATAGTATGAAGTCGCATCCACTCCAAGCGAAGTATTCCAAGAATGAACATGCCATCTTCCTTCACAGCGAAATTGATGCCATCAAGAATGCGCTCCGTGAGATTGATGTGGATGATTTTTCTAAATGCGACTTGTATGTTACCCGAGTGAAGAAAGAGAAGCCGTTCACCAAAAAGTTTGTATGGGGTTTGGCAAAGCCTTGTGCTGGTTGTGAAAGGGCTATAGCAGCCTTTGGTATAAAGAGAACGATATACACTTGCGATGAAGGATATGAGGTGGTAGAATGAGCGATAAAACACTAGAAGACCTTGTGGAAGAATGCCCATATGAAACGAAACTGGCTGTTACTGCATGGGTAATGAGACATATCGTGGATCATGCTCATGATCCTGGTTCTTTTCGATATCTAATATATGAACGCCTGGGATTTGGTCCTGACGCCTATGTGCCACTATATGAAGCTGGCGGTATGGAAATCTCTAATGAGTTTGATATGGATAGAATCGACAACATTAGAGCAAAGGTTAGAGAAGAAAAGATTGATGTTCTCAAGCCGATTCTTAGTTTGTGCGATGAACCGGGATGCTTCAATAGTATTAGCACTGGTTGGCCTACCAAAGATGGTGGTTATCGTATGACTTGCTCCGAACATTCCAAGAAACCAGAATGATATATATTGTTAATGTGTCCGAGTTGGCGAGAGTCAATCGTGAGTATTGGTGCTGTGAATATGTTATCACTTACATCGGCTCCGCTGACTGTCCTGCTAGTGACTGTGAAATGATGATTGGAGTTACATGATGAAGATGATTCACAAGTATCCGCTTGGTACGGATATCCATCATAATATGGTGACAGAGATTGAAATGCCCCGAGGCGCAGAGATACTATCATTACAGATGCAGGGTAGTATTCCTGTTCTCTGGGCTATCGTCAATCCCAAGAAAGAAAAACGCAAGTATGTCTTTCATGTCTTTGGCACGGGATATGAAATGCACGATTATGAGCGAAAGCATTATGTTTATGTTGGGACCGTTCAGCAATCAAGTTGGACAACTCTTGTTTGGCATATCTTTGAGGTGATAGAATAATGACAACATTGAGAACACGAAGCTGGGCGTCAATCTCGAAGCAAAGAGAGTGGTCATACGATGTTATAACAGATTCCTATCGTCATATTTCTGGTGTCACTGTTGATAGAATAGATATAGATAGAAACAACGGTGATTTAGAAACGGTACTAGATAATGCTCTAAAGATGGCTTCTGTAGGAGCCACAGGAGCGGCAGGAGCAGTTGGCGCACCATATAATCCATCGATTGTCTATAATGGAGAATCGTTTGATGACTATGTGTCATCAGGATCGGCGATAACCGCAACTATTCAAAACAATCAATCTAATAATCTCACAATACAAACAGGTCTTGGTGATATCGCTATAAATCTCACTACAGGATATATGTCTATACCACCAGGTGTCGGCCGTGCTGATGCTATCCGTGAGTTTTGGCTAGGCTTTCAGAAGCATTTTCAGCCTCTTGATAAGAAAAGTTATGAGGATAAAATACAGAAACTCGAAAAAGAATTGGCAATGACAAAATCTTCTGCGGCACTAATGCAAATAGAAAATCAAAAAGAAGCTAACAAAAGGGTCGCGGAGAAAGTTGCGAAGAAGTATGGCAACGAAAAGTTTATTATGGTCAAGCCGGAGGTTCTAATCAAATTCATAGAAGAGGATTGACAGGATTAAATCCCTCGATATACTAAATATAATTAAACAACCTATCGGGGGTCTATATGTCCAATTTAGGAGCAACTTATTTACTAGAGGCTGGCGGTTCAAAAAAAGATTTGAACCGTGCCCAAGTATTTTATAATAAAGTTTTTTCTAAAGGTGGCCAGGCCGTTTTCGGTACGAAAAAGATAGATTATGATAATACCTTTTATGTACCTAGAAAAGAGGGAGGAAAGGTTATTAAAGATTCTGGTGGTAATGTTATATATGATAAAATAACAATAACTCCTACTGACAAAGCTAATACAGAAAAATTCTTAAAAGAAGCTATCAGTTTTTCTAACTCTCATGTATTGCCTACGAGGGGTAAAAGCATTACAGCAATAGGTAAAAAAGAATATGAGAAAATCCATCCTAAACTTAAAACCCTTAAATTTAAAGGTAGTGATGGTAGAGATTATCTTTTAAGTGGATTAAATACTAATGTTGAATTTGGTGGATATCCACCAGGAAAATCAGCAGGTGGTGACGCAGAGGTTTCCGCAACAGTTGCCCTCGATGCAATCGTTCAAGCAATTAAGAAAAAGACCGGTCTGCCATATGCCAAGATTCAAATACCAGGTTGTTCAGGGCCAAAAGGCGCTAGTTACTTCAAAATATCTAAAGTTCTCAATACGCAGAAACAAACCGAAGAAAGTGACTTCGTTAAAGCAGACATAACTGGCTTAGATGAAAATGGTAAGAGTGTTCTTTTCATATCATATAAAGACAACGCTGGTCGTAAAAAGAAAAAAGATAATGAGAAGTTTAAGACTCTTGGCAAACCTCTTCCATCAGCTTTCAGTCAGTATGGTGGCATTTCAGCAAAAGGTTCACCTGAGGTACACCATACTAAACAGGTACAGGACTTTTTGACATATTTGAAGATTGTATATGGTACTAAAGGTCCCCGTATTCCTGAGGGTGTGCTGCCAATAGGAATGAGAATAACAGGTCGCGGTGCTTATGAGATTAAGATGAAGTCTATATTTGGCGGTAATTGGGTTCCAAAATGGACGTCTGACGCTTTTAACTCAGGAAATTGTCAGTTAGTTTTTCAAGGTCGTTTTGATCTCGAATGTGTAAATCCTAAGTCATCTAAAGAAAAATGGATCTACAGATTAAAGAAAACATCTTATAGTCATTTTTTGGTTAATAACGAAAATTGTGATCCGGATAAAGAAGAAGGTTATACACCTATCTTATTGGCCAGAACGGGTGAAACAACCGCAGCAAAGCAGAGAGTTGAACCTGTATCTGGACTAATAATTCGTGCCGGTATCTTCCCAGAAAAACAAACTAATGTAAAAACTATGTTAGATGAAAAGGAAATTTCAAGGTTTGTTGCACAATATAGAGCAACTCAGAAAACAAAAGGTGCGAAGTGATCAGACTTAAAGATTATCTTACAGAGGCGGCCGCTGAAAAAGATCGGCATCTGACACACATTGAAGATGCCGTTCTGGAAGGTGGTGTTGCCGGCACTCGCAATGCTATTCAGTTCCTAATCTCCCTTAGAGATATGTTTGCCGATGATGGTCAGACTCTATCAGAAGCAAGAGGAGGTCTGATTCTTAGAACCAAGTTTGACGGTGCACCAGCTATCTATGCAGGTATCAATCCTGAAAATGGCAAGTTCTTTGTTGGTTCAAAGTCAGTCTTTGCTAAGAATGCAAAACTAAACTATACAGAGGCCGATGTTAGAGCCAATCATTCCGGTGGTCTAGCTGATAAACTATCAGCAGCATTGAAATATTTACCAGCACTCGGTATTAAAGGTATCGTGCATGGTGATTTCATGTTCTCTAGGGATGAATTGAAGTCCGAGACTATCGATGGTAAAAAATATATCGTCTTTCGTCCAAATACCATTGCATATGCTGTACCTGAGGGTTCACCACTAGCTAGCCAAATACGTGCTGCTCAAATCGGTATTGTCTTTCATACAACATATACCGGCAAGACAATGCAAACACTACAAACGCACTTCGACATAGACATCACCAGCCTTAGAAAGTCAAAGAATGTCTGGTTCAGAACCAATCGTTTGCTAGATGTTACAGCCGCAGCCAGATTATCAAAAGACGAAAACAAAAAACTAACCTCTTTGCTTTCACAGGCAGGTTCTACATTCAGAACTATCCCTTCCTCCTTACTCAATCAGATTGCTACCACCGATGCTTATCGTATTCCTATTATGACCTACATGAACCAAAAGGTACGTGCGGGAGAACATATGGGATCCAATTTCGCTAAGGAAGTTATGGATTTTATTGCTGCTAAATATAACAAGACTATTGCGGATGCCAAAAGACCGGATACAAAAGCAAATCGCCGCAAGGAAAAAGATGCCGTTATGAGATGGTTTCATAATAATATGGCCGGGCTCAAGGCAATCTTTAGATTACAGAATCTTCTAATCGATGCAAAGTTGATGTTGATCAGGAAATTCAATCAAGTAAATGATATTGGAACATTCTTACACACACCAGATGGTGGGTATAAAGTAACAACACCAGAAGGATATGTTGCGGCTTGGTCGTCTGGTGGTGATGCTGTGAAACTCGTAGACCGCATGGAATTTAGCCGAGCAAACTTCTTAGCTGTAAAGAATTGGGGTAAATGAAAAAGAGTAACAATAAAAAAACTTTAAATATATTTGACATAGATGATACTCTATTCATGTCTACGGCTAGAACAGCAGTCGTCAGAGACGGTAAAATTATCCGCAAACTTGATACGAAAGAACTATTACATTACAAAGTTAAACCAGGTGAAAAACTGGACTTTGGTGAGTTTAGGTCAGGTAGGCACTTCTACGACACTGCAACGCCTATCGAAAAGATGATCAGAAGGGCCCAACAAGCGGTCCATGGCGATTCAAATGCCAAAACTATTATCATTACTGCCCGTGGTGATCTATCTGATAAAAACCTGTTCCTTCAAAAGTTTCGTGAACATGGATTTCCTATTGATCAAGTTCATGTTGAAAGAGCAGGAAATATAACGAGAGCCGGCAGTTCTTCTTCATTAGCCAAAGCAGTAATAATCCGTAAATATGTTCTAAGTGGCCAATATAATAAGGTCAGAATGTGGGATGACCACCCCGGTAATCTTAGAATGTTATTGAAACTCGGCAAAATGCATCCTGAAATTTCATTCGAAGCATATATCGTAGATGCTGAAAAAGGTTCATCTGAAAGGTTTACAGGATGAAAAAGAAAGAAAAGTCGGCCGTTAAAAGACCTGTGCCTGTGGTCGAGACTATTAAAAAAGTAGTCCGCAAAATAAGAGAAAATAAACTTTATAAGTAACACAACAACCCGCAGAGGGAGAGAAATGAAAAAAGTAGTATTTACATTTGGACGTTATAATCCGCCTACAAAAGGCCACGCTGAATTAATCATATATGCTGTAAAATTAGCACAAAAAACCGGTGCAGAACATCGCATCTATACCTCACAATCTCATGATCCTTCCAAAAATCCTTTATCGCCTAGACAGAAGATGGCATTTCTTCGTCAGATATTTCCTGGTGTAAATTTTGTAAATGATCCTAATATGAAGACCGCTTTTGCTATTTGTAAAAAGTTAGTAGATGAAGGGTATGAGGATGTAACATTTGTTGTAGGGTCAGATCGTGTCGATGAATTTAGATCATCGTTAGGCAAGTATGTTAAGCCTAGAACGGCTAAAGATTTTAATCCTAAAATACACTATCCATTTAAAAAGTTCCAGGTGGTGTCATCAGGAGCCAGAAAGAAAGGTATCTCAGGTACCGATCTTCGTGCGGCCGTTCGTAAGGGTGACTTCGCTACATTCTCTAGAGCCTCAGCCGCAGTAGATAGAAATTTGGCTAGACAGATTTTTAATGCCACAAAAGCCCAGTTAAAAGAAGAAGTTCTAACCGAAGACCTATCTCGTAAAGAGTTTGATGGTATGCTAAAGAGTTTTATTAACTTCACGGTTGGTAAACTTGGTATCGAACAACCTCCAGAGATAGAATATAAAGATGCAGATGATCATGGTGACCAGCCGTCATTTGGTGGGTATTCACCAGGTGAAAGAAGATTAATCGTTATGACGAAGAACCGTCACCCAATGGACATCTTTAGAACTGTTGCTCATGAACTGGTCCATCACAAGCAAAATGAAGACGGCAGACTAGGCAAGGATATCAAGCAAGAAGGCTCAACTGGTTCAGATATCGAGAACGAAGCAAACTCGGAAGCAGGTAAGGTAATGCGTTGGTTCGGTAAAGCTAATCCAGATATGTTTGGTAAGTCATATGTCATAGAGCATAAGGCTATTGTTCTAGGTGGTGTTCCCGGTTCAGGCAAAGATAAGATTCTAAAAGAAGCTATTCTACCACACGGTTTCAGAGAAGTATCAGATAACAAGTTTTCTATCAAAGAGTGCAATGGTGATAATCTGGTAGTCAATGGTACTATGGCAGATTATGAAGCGACAAAGCAAATCAAGGCTATTCTTGAGAGTGCCGGCTACAAGACGATTATGCTATTTGTGAATACCAGTAATGAAGTATCCAGACAGCGTAACGAAGCAAGAACAACTACTGGTGGCCGTGTTATTGCCGAAGAAAAGCGTTATGACAAATGGCGCAAAGCACAGTTCAATCTAAATCGCTATGACCAGCTGTTTGAAAAGGTTATTGAAATCAAGAATGATCTTGACGCTAATGTTATTATTGAGACATATAATAAGTTCGTTGACTCTATTTCCAAAGAAGTGGAAGAATTTGTAAGAAGCGATATGGATCGCCGCTTCGAGAATATGCTAGAAAACTATTCCGATTTCTCACCAAAGCCAAAGAACAATCCAGTAGGCGGCGCAGGAAACTGGGGCACACCTAAGCTAACAGATCGATATAAGAAAGATACACCAGGTCAGGAGCCAGGTAAGAAAAGAGATATGGGTTATTATGAACCTAAAGTCTTTGGTAATCTACCCATCAAAGCGGATCGCCTTGGTCAGACATTTACCTCAGCTAAGAATCCTTCATTTGTTGGTGATATAACAAGCGACGATAATCCTTTCATTGCTGGTGAACCAAACCAGCTATGGTCTCCTATTGACCGCTGGATGATGAAAGAAGAAACTCGTAGAAGATTCAAAGCAAAGTATGGTAAACTAGCCGAAGAAAAGATGAAAGAAACGGCTGAAAAGTTGAGAAAAGAAAGCCTTGTTGACCCATATATGGGATCTATGGGCATGACTCCAAATACAATGAACCAAGATGAAGTTAAACCTGATGTAAACGCAGAGTTTGAAAAGACAGCATTATTTGGAAAAAGAAAATACAAAAAGACTAAATAAGATAGAAGTATTTTATTATAAAAAACTAAAAAGGAACTAAAATGTTTAGCAACAGATTTAATTCAACAAAGAAGGATCCGCTTGTAGAAGCAGTCCAGATCGCCATGCAGGATGGTGAGATTCGTCGTCAGGCCGAAGCCCTTGTTAACGAGGAGTTCGGTGTCTATTCACGCAAGGCAGTAGTCCGTGAGGATCTTGCTGCTTATGATGCTCGCCTTGAGGAAGCATATAAGTGCATGAAAGAGGGTGAAACACTATCACCAAAGCAGAAGAAAATGGCTGCTGTTGCTGGTGATCCAAAGAAAATCGACGCTCCTGATCTTGCCGCCCTCCGTGCAGGTAAGAAGATGAACGAAAAGAAAATGTATGAGGCTAAAAAGGCTGACAAGGACTATGACAAGGACGGCAAGGTAGAGTCACCAAAAGACGAAGTATGGGGTTCTCGTTTCCGTGCTGCTAAGATGGCAGGCAAGATGGAAGAAAAGAAATCTTGCTACGAAGAAGAACAGATTGATGAACTAAAGAAGCCAACTGCTAAGACAGCAATGCAGGCATACCGTCGTGCAGAAACGCATGATGACATGGATGGCAACTGGAATAGAAGTAATCGTCTTTATAGATGGAAAGAAAAGAATCTCCCTGGCAAGAGTGCTAGAAATCAAAAGCCAACAGGAAAAGCAAAACTTCCTGA